AAACTTCAACGCGTGGCAAAGCTGATCCGGCGTGTGGCGGATAGCAGAAAGGGGTGACGTGTGGCCTACTCACAGGTGGATCTTGCGAATGATGTTTTGAAACGGATCGGGTCCCGGCGAAAAGAATATAACGCCGCGGTGGATAAACTCGTCCGGAAAGAGACAGAGCCGGATATGATGATCACGGATCCGGGAAAAGATTTTTTAGCTGCGATGGTGGGCCTTGTGATCGCGGTCGCGTTGATCGCCGGGATCGTGCTAACGATCAAAACTTTTTTCGGTGCCGTATGAGAACGCTGCATATCTTGACCGCGTGCAGTCGTCCGGACGGGATCAAAAATGTTTTAGCAGCGCTTTCACTTGCTGCGCTGATACCGGAACATTGGTTCCTGATTCGGTGGCATATCGCGTTTCAGAATCACGCGCAGCCGGATCCGCACGGTGCGGTGAAGGATAACGAACTCATGGACCTGATCCCGGGTGACGACTGGATCTGGATCCTTGACGACGATAACGCGATCCATCCGGCTTTCTTCGCTGCGCTTTGGAAAGCGTGGTCGGACTATCCGGAAAAAGACGCGATCGTTTTTTCGCAGAACCGCAGGGACGGACTTGGACCGGTGCTGCCCGCGGGTCCGGAGAATATGCGAAAAGGTCGTGTGGACACGGCGCAGCTTGTGTTCAAGAAAAGTTTGATCGGCCCAAAAAGAATGCGTGTTGATCACCGTATGTGTGACGGAATTTTTTATGAAGATCTGTACGAATCTTCCCCGTCCGCGTTCGCTTTTATCCCGGATCCGGTCACGAACTTTAACTGGCAGAAAACTTGACGTAAGGGATCACCCGATAAAAGTGCTTGACTTTTCCTTACAAGTGTGCCTATTATCTCCCCCATCTGGTAACCGTAACTACCAAGACACACTATATGATGGGGGTGGGGATCGTGTGGCGCGCCAAGAAAAGAGAGAAGAAAGCGCAGGAAAAAAGAGCGCTTAGACAGTCCCGGATAAAACAAATAAAAGATCATTTTGGGGCGTGCTGTTTTCTTTGTGGATATGACACAAATTACGCTGCTTTTGATTTCCACCATCTTCGTGATAAATCCTTCCCTGTTAATACCATCACCATAGAAAAATCTACTGCCGCATTAGAAGCGGAATTGAAAAAGTGTGTGCTGTTGTGTCGCAACTGTCACGCGGATATTCATAATCTCGCGCTATCGAAAAACCCAAGTCGAACGTTAGAGAATTTAGAGAAGATCCAAAAATTTATTCCGAACTTCGAACCTTTTAAATTTAAGTAGAGGCTATAAATGCAGACGATAGCCGGGATCGATCTGGATCAGATCAAGAAACTCGCGTCTTCCGGACACACCGATAAATTTATCGCAGAATTTTTTAACGTCACCCCCGCTGCATTCTCCGAATGGAAAAGAAAAAATCCTGAATTTAAAGCCGCATTAAGAACGTGGCGCGACGACGCGGACGAACAAGTCGAAAAGGCTTTGTTTCAACGCGCGATCGGCGTGACCGTTGTGGACGTCGTTCACTACAAAGATAAAAATACCGGCCTTCCGATCCCCGTCGAAAACAAAAAAGTTTTTGTCGGGGACGTTACCGCGCAGATCCATTGGCTCAAGAAAAGAAAACCCCGGGAATGGGGTGACGATCCGGTCCCGCAGTCACCGCTTTCCGGTATGTTCGCAGGCGCGACGGTCGTGGTGCCTCTCGCTGAACTCGAAGAACGAATCCGACAAATAACCTTTGGAGAAAAACTTGAAGACGCTCTGCGCTGATCTGTCGATCGAAGATGCGAATCGACTTTATTTTCAGATATTGCAAGCGCAAGATAATAACGCGCTGCGGCGCCTCTGCCTTGAAGATCTTTTCTTCCTGATCACGATCGGATTTAAACGCAAGGACGTAAACAAACCGTGGCTGTACGACCGGTGCCGGGAAGTGGAAGCGAACCCGGATTCGCATTTAGACCTTTGGTTTCGGGAAGGTTATAAATCGACGATCATTACGTTCGGGCAAACGGTCCGGGATATTCTTACGGATCCGGAAGTGACGATCGGGATCTTCTCCCACACGCGTCCGATCGCAAAAGGATTTTTAGAACAGATCAAGCGCGAACTCGAATCAAACGTATTTCTGCAAGAACTCTTTCCTGAAATTCTCTACAAAGAACCGAAGCGTGAATCTCCGCGATGGTCCGTCGATAACGGGATCATTGTCCGGCGCGAATCGAACCCCAAAGAATCCACGGTCGAAGCGTGGGGCCTTGTGGACGGGCAGCCGACTTCAAAACATTTTTCGATCCTTGTCTATGACGACGTGGTGACGAAAGAATCGGTGACGACGCCGGATCAGATCAAGAAAGTGACGGACGCGTGGGCGCTGTCGATGAACTTGGGCGCGAAGAACGGCCGGATCCGCTACATCGGCACGCGTTATCACGAAAACGATACGTACAAAGCGATCCTAGACCGGAACTCTGCGATCCCGCGCGAACACTATCCGACGGACAAAGGCAAAACGGATTTTCTTGTTTTGGGGCGCCCGGTCCTGCACACGCGCGAACAGCTTTTGAAAAAGCGGGAAGATATGGGGCCGTACATTTACGCGTGTCAAATGCTGCAGAATCCGCAGGCGGATCGCGTGATGGGTTTTAAAGACGAGTGGATTCGGCCGTACGATCACTTACGGAATCACGAAGGATGGAATTTTTATATGCTTGTGGATCCGGCGAACGAGAAAAAAGAGATCAATGACTACACCGTGATCGTCGTGATCGGGACCGCGCCGGACAATAATTATTATCTGGTGGACGGGATCCGGGACCGGCTTAACTTGGCCGAACGCACGCGCGAAGTATTCCGAATGCAGCGCCGGTGGCGGCCGCTTAATACCGGCTACGAAAAATACGGAATGCAGTCGGACATTGAACATATCCGTTATGAAATGGAACTGCAGAACTACCGTTTTAAAATAACAGCTTTGGGGGGCCAGCTTCCAAAAAATGATAGAATCCGGCGCCTAGTGCCGATATTCGAACAAGGACGCTTTTGGACCCCCCATTTTCTTCCGTTCGTGGATCACGAAAAGAAAGCGCACGATTTTATCCACGAATTTTTGAACGACGAATACCGTCCGTTCCCGGTCGCCGCGCACGACGATATGCTTGACGATATTTCCCGGATCTGTGATGCAGAAATGGAAGTGAAGTTCCCGTTACCGCAGCGGTTCGAAGTCCCGTCGCAGACGATGGACCGGACCGTTGATACCGTTGAAACTGAATATCCACTTTTTCCATAAGGAGGAAAAAATCATGTGCGTATCTGCCCCGAAACCTCAAGCACCGCCGCCGCCCATAACACCGCCGCCGGTTCCGAATCAGAAAGCAAACAAGAACGAGATCGCAGGCGCGGTGGATCTTGAAAAACAAAAGGCCGCGGCCGCGATGGGGCAAGGCGGCACGATCGTCACCGGTCCGCTTGGCGTTCAAGAGGATCCGAACGTAAAGAAAAAGTCACTCTTGGGGGCTTAACATGGTTCAAACTGCAGAAACGAAGACCGGTCCATACCGGCGCCGGATCGCGAAACTCCGGGAAGATAACGCGCAGTACCGGCTGCATTATCAAGAGATCGTCGAAAATATGCTGCCCCGGAATGGCCGGTATCTTGTTTCGGACGAAGACGATATTCCTTCGGCCGGGAAACGGAAGGATTCGAAGATCATAAACGGTGTCGCAAGCGACGCGCTTCGCACCGTGGCTGCCGGACTGCAGGGCGGACTGACTTCACCGGCGCGCCCGTGGTTTAACCTCACGATCCAAGACAAGGACCTAAAAGAGTTTGGACCGGTGAAGGCGTGGCTTGCGGACGTCCGGGATATTCTGCTTATGATCCTCAAGCGCTCGAATTTTTATAGCGCGATGCACGGCCTCTACAAAGAACTGGCTGCGTTCGGGACCGCGGCGATGTTGATCGAAGAAGATTTCACGACCGGGCTTCGCTGCCGTCCTTTCACGATCGGGGAATTTATGCTCGACGTGGATTCGACGTACCGGCCGAACGCGCTTTTCCGGCAGTTCAGTATGTCCGCCCGGCAGATGATTCAGAAGTTCGGGGAAAAGAACGTGACCGAAGCGGTGCGTTCTGCGATGGCTGCGAATAACGGCGGGAACCGGTTCGAAGTTTATCACGCGATCGCGCCGAACGAAGAACTGGATCCTTCGAAAGCGGACTTCCGGGGGATGCGTTTTCAGTCGTCCTACTTCGAAGTGAAAAGCGGGGATGAAGAAAAATTCCTGAAAGTAGCCGGATACCGCGGGCGCCCGTTTATCGCGATGCGATGGGAAGTAAAAGGCGTGAACGCGAACGGCGACTGCCCGGGAATGGAAGCGCTTGGGGACGTGAAGATGCTGCAGAAAATGGAAGTCGATAAGCTGCAGATCTTGGACAAGAAAAACAAACCGCCGATGAACGCGCCGGTCGCGATGCGCGCGAAAGGCGGGACGATCATAGCGGGCGGCGTGAACTATATCGACGTGCAGCAGGGGCAGCAAGGGTTCACCCCGGCTTATCAGGTCGATATAAATCTTACGGATCTCGCGTTTGAAATGGATCGCGTGGAAAAAAGGATCAAGCGCTTTTTCTACAACGATCTTTTTCTCATGGTCGCAACGGAAACACCCGGGCAGAAGACCGCCTACGAGATCGCAAAGAAGTACGAAGAAAAAATGATGATGCTCGGACCGGTTCTTGAAAGCGTGCAGGAAGCGCAGGACGATGTGATCGACCGGGCATACGCGATCGGGGAAGGGCTTGGGATCCTTCCGCCGCCGCCCCGGGAACTGGTCGGGCAGGATATTAAAGTCGAATATATCGGCGTCTTCGCGCAAGCGCAGAAAGCGATCGGGAACGCACCGGTCGCGGAAACCGCGCAGTTCGTTCTTGGCGTGGCCCCTATCAAACCGGACGTGATGGACAAGTTTGATTTTGATCAAGCGGTGGACGAGATCGCGAACGGGAACGGCTGCCCGCCGCGGTGCGTGGTTCCGGACGATGAAGTCGCGAAGAAGCGCAAGGATCGCGCGGATCAGCAGCAGAAGATGGCGGCCGCAGCGCAGATGGCCGCGGCGACGGATATGGCGAAGAAGGCAAGCGAAACGAAGATGGGGACCGGCAGTATGTTAGACGCGGCCAAAGAAAAGATGGGGCTTTCGTAGCGCAGGTGGGGAGAGCAGGACGGGACCGCGGTGCGGTGTCGGCCGCGGTCCTTTAAAAATCAGAGGGTGCTATGGCGCACGACGCAGGCGACGAGAAAAACGTAAAGGATCTGGAAAAGAAAGCAGCGATCCAGAGAACGCAGGAACTAGAGGACGTGAAAGATATTCTGTCCCGGCCGTCCGGCGTTCGTTTTTTCAAGCGTATGTTCACGCAAGGAAAAATGTTCTCTACGACTTTCACCGGGAACAGTACCGGCTTTTTTCTCGAAGGCGGCCGGAACTTCGCGCTGCCCTATTTGCATGACGTGGCCCAAGTGATGCCGCATAAACTCATTGAACTGATTATCGAAAAAGCAGAATAAAAACAAAGGGGGATCGAATGAATTTCAGAAAACTTTTTGCGGTACTGGTGATCTTCGCGATGCTGTTCGCACCGGCAGCGTTCGCGGCAACCGTGATGCAGGGGGTGGATAGCGACGGGAAAAATCGAAACGTTAGCGTGGATTCGACCGGGCTTTTGAATATAGGCCATTCCCCGGCGTCTTCAACGCCGATCAATGCCGTGCTTTTGGACGACGATCCTATTTCTGTCACGTCGGACGCGATCGCGTTAAATGGCGCGCAGCGCGTAGGATTTTACTGGACCTACGACGAAACCGAAGTCGGAAATTCTGTATCAGGGACTTTGACCCTTGAAGTGTCTCCGGATAATTCGCATTGGTTTTCTGCGAATTTTTACGACGTGGCCGGTGGCACGACGTTGCAGTCAAGCGAAGTTCTTTCCGCGGACGGATCTTATATTTGTTGGCTTGATCCGAAGATGCCGTTCGGTTATGTCCGGGTGAAAGTGGTAGGGACAAATACCGACGCGGACGATACGATCCTTACAAGTGTTCACGCATACATTGACCGATAAAGGGATCCGATCATGGTTCGCAAAGACGATCCCGCGTGCGCGGAGTTCGAACAGCAGCGTAAAAAAGACTGGCTAGGACTGGTAACGCCGATCTTGGTAACGATCATGCTTTTTATGTTGCAGGGTCTTAACGGTGAGATCGGCGGAATAAAAGGGGACCTGAAAGAAACGAACATGATGGTCTTTAAGCATTTAACGAACGACGAATTACATTGTCCGCGTTCGGTCACGGTCACGAAGCCGGAGTTTTTAATTTATCAGAATATGCGGGACAAGCAGATGGACGATATTCGGGCTAGTAATATCCGGATCGAAGGTCTTCTTGAAAAGCATATGGACAAGGTAACTGGAAAGTGAAGGCTCACGGTGAAGACGCACGAACTTGTGCATTGTGGGTTATCGGTTCACAGAGCGAACAAAGAATTTTTAAAGCGGCTTCCGGCACGGGAAGAATACCGGGGGCTGCGGGCGCTTTTGATTCGGGTGTGTGAAAAGATCGAACGAAAACTGATCGTTTCCCCGGAAGCGATCCTAAACG